TGAACCACGTTCTAATAATGCAACCGTTGTACCAACAGCAGCTTGTTGATTACCATCACCAACTTGCATATCTGCAATTGATGCAAATCTTTGACCTGCTTGAACCACTACTCCCATTAAAGCAAGTAATGTTTGACTTGGTTCTTTAAACGGAAGCATCATAAATGAATCTCGTAAATTACCACCTGGTGCATCTACATCTCTAAATTCACCTGGTTGAATGGATTGTGCATCATCTCTAATTCTAATACCACGCATTTTAAATCCAGCAGGTAAGTTAGATAATGTTCCTGCATCTAATAATTGTCTTAGTGCAGCTGTAGCTGTTCTTGATAATCCACCAATCATATGGATTAAACCAAAACCATAGAAACCTAAACCAGGTAAAAATTTAAAATGAACAAAGTATTGAACTTTATCTTTTTTAGGATCCCCTACTTCATAATTTCTTTTAATAGATAATATTTCTCTTGATCCTTCTTCTAAAGTTACAATGTATGGAAGTTTAATTCCTGACGGCTCACCAGTCTGTGGATCTGAATCTTCAAAACCTTCGATATCTAAATTCACATGACATTCTAATATTGTATATACATCTTCGTTTTGAGTTTTAGAAATACCTTCTAGTTCTCTTTCTTTTTTCTCAACCTCAGATTCTTTGTCTCCAGGTTTTCCTAAATCAATGTCTTTATAGAAACCTGCAATTTGTTGTTTACGTAATTCATTTTCAGAAATTTTAATTCGATGAATAATTGCTTCCGCATCATCTAATGAGGTAGCTGTGTACGGAACAATTAAATCATCTGCAGGAACGAACTTAGATACTGCTCGTCCTTCCACTTCATCATAGTAAACTTTTTTAAAAGTAGAACCGGATAAAGGTAAGTGGAATAACATAGAATCAAATTCTGGTTCATATTCTTTCATTTGATCCATGATTTGATAATTCATAAAATCTTTTACACGAGATGCTTGTTGAACTTTTTCTGGAGTTTGTAATCCAATAATCTGAGTTCTAACCGGTCCATCTGCTGGTAATAATTCTTTATATGCTAAAGCTTGAAACTGAGTAACTGCTTCAGCTAAAACTGGATGGGTTGCACCACTTGCTCCTTGAAAAGGTTCTGTTCTTTGATCGTATTTGAAACCTAATAAATCTAAACCTTGTGTGTAAGTTTTTTCCCAATCTTTTCTTGATGAAACATATTCTTGATATTTAGAAGATAGATCAGATGCCATTCTACCTAAAACATCATCTGGTAAAAATTCTGCTAAGTTTGCATAATGCTCATCTCCACCTTCAGGAGTCGCTGCCGCAGGGTCTAAATTAATATCAACCGAACCATCTTCATTCTCTTGAATGTCAACGGGTCCAGGGGATTCTTGCTCTGCTTGAACTTCTTCAATTACTTGTTCTTGAATTTCTTCTTGACCAGGTATATTAAATTCTTTTCGAGGTTCGTTTGGAAGAGCCTTGTCTATATTGTCTTCTGCCATTTATTTTTTCTCCAGATTGTTTGACTGTTGTAACAGTATTATATGAAATATTCAAGCCCTGAGGCGTGGGGCCGGATTTAGGGGGTATTGTAGTGGTTAATCGTTTAGTCATTAATCAGTTTCTTTACGTCTTCAAGACTATCCATAATTTCAAATTCTGCATCAATATCTACATCTCCTTCAGGATTCATTCTTCCTACTTCTTGAGCTTCATAATCAAACTCACCCGGATATTCTACTTCTTTACCGGTTTTAGGATCTATTCTTTTTTGTGGTTTAATGTAAACAATTTCAGCAGGTGCACCTGTATCTGTTTTAAATCTTGCAGTAATCGATCCACCATCTTCTAAAACTTCTGCACCTTTATATTCATGATAGGCACCCCCTTGTCTATAATTAGTCATCTCATCTAATTTTTTCATAATACCTTTATTTTTTACTGCATCGACTAAATTAAAAAATATTTTTTCTGCTTCAGATGCTGCTTTCTCAGCGGCGGGTACAACTTGTTTTGCTTTCTTCAATAAATTAGGTCCACCTCTTATTGCCATAATTCCTGCCGGTATCAATGCAAGTGTTTTTAAAAAATTTCTTTTTGAGAAACTACCGAGTCCTTTTTTAGGATTCTTAGGTCCATCTGCAAAACCCACACGACCACCTACTGCAAAGTTAGGTTGTAGACCAGATGGTAAATTAAAATATTGTTGTGCAGTTAAACTATTAGGATTAAAAAAATCATCAATACCAACAGCATTCAACCTTCCTTCTTCTTTTGCTCTGTCGTAAGCTTCTTCTAAAGAATAATCTGGGTTTGTTAAAGATTTACCAAATTCAGTTAATCCTTGATATGCATAACCTAAACCTTTTGCAATTGATGGAGGTGTATTTGGAAATCTAGACATAAAATCAAAACCACCTAATTGATGATAATTTGGAATAGATCCAACTCTTTTCAATCCTTTTGTAAAAAGGGAATGATCTAAAAAAGTTTTAAAAGGACTTTGTTTTGCTTGTGCTTCATTCATTTTATTAACCATCTGTGCTTCAGCTATAGCTCTTTGATTATTACGTTCTTGTTGTGCAGAAACTTTAGATCGATCTGGACCAGGACTAGATACGGATTTATCATTTATGCCACCCATCGTATCTCCACCATATCTATATTCTGCTCTACCACCTGTTGCAAGAAACTGTTGTGGTGCTGTTTTAGGTTCTGCTATCGGAGTAATTATTTCTTCCTTTGCATTTGGATCCTTATAAGGACTTTCACCAAAACCAAAAATTGAACCTATATCTTGAAACGTTCTTAGTAATCCAGGTAGACCAGGGCTTTCTGGAACAGTTGTTTCATCAAAACCTTGTCCTGCTAAATCTTGTGGTATGGTGCTTCTAATATAATTTTCAAAACCTTTTCTTGCTTCTTCAATTGGTATATTAAATTGTTGTGCAATCTCTGGCAGCATTCTTTTCATCTTTTCAAATTTATATGCTTCTTGTCCTGCTTCTAATAAAGGTGTTGCGACTGATCCTACTTTACCAACTTTACTAACAGCTTTAAACAATGGTGATCTTGCGACTGTAGGCACAAAAGAACTTGCAAGCCATTTACTAAAATTTTTACCTTTGCTTCCAGTTTTTTGATAAAGATTAAAAGCTTGAGAAACTTCGTCTGTAAATGCTGCAGGAAGTGTTACCCACAATGGACTATCTTGTTCCCAGTCTTGCATAGATGAAAACATAACTTGCATAATAGGTAAATCTAAACCAACCAATGTCTTTCCAACACCTTTTAAAACATCACCACCATACTTAGCACCAAATTCAGCTAGGTCTTTTGCTTGTGCTTGAACATACTTACCAATAAGTTCTGGATCCATTCCACTATTGAATGTATTAGACATTTGTTTAAAAACTTTGGAAACATTGCTTATATCTTCTGCAACTTCTGCAGTTGGTTTATTAGTTGCATTTGAAATTCTATTAGTAAAATCTGTGAACATATCTCTCTGAACAGCAAACTCAGGTCTGTCTATTTCACTAGCTCTTTGGACACCTTCTATATTTAAAAGTTCAGTAAATTTTTTTTCAACAGCTTCTTTTCCAATATCAGAAACTTTTCTAAGTTTTCTTCCTTTAACTAAAATATCATTTGCTAGTTTAACTTCATCATTAAATAGTTTATTTATGTCTTTTGTAAAATTATATCCTGACTTTTGTAAATACAATTTTGATTTAGCGGGCGTCCAGTCTTTTCCTTTTTTTGTAAAAAATCCTGTGGTTGCTCTTTGTGCAGCGTCTGTAATAGCACCCGCAGCTCTATTTATTCTAGTCGGCATAATTCTCAAATTTGAAAAAGGTTCATTTTTAACAGAACCAAAATGATCAATCTCAAACGGATTTGTAGTTTCTGCATAACCAGCACCTTGAGCATATGCTCTAGTCATTAAATCTTTAAATGTAGTTTTTCCTTTTGTTACCGGATCAGTTACTTCTCTAGATAATAAATCATTCATCTCATCATACGATTTATAAATTTCTTTGAAGTCATCTATTTTTCTACCATTCTGTAATAGATCATAATAATTATAATCTTTACCTTTATATCTAAATACTGCATCTACATCATCAACTGTACTACTTGGTGGTGTAACCCATTCAATTTTATCTCCACCTTGAGCAATATGTCTTTTAACTGAATTTAAAATAAATCTTTCTGGTGTATTAGCTGATGAAGTATATCCAGAACTTGGAGTTATAGTTTCAGCCATTTCCATAACATCCGCTAAAGTTTTACCTTTATTGACTACACCTGATTTAAAAGCAGGGTTTTGTAATTTTAAAGCGACTGGTTTAAAATCTTGATATTCTGGTAATGTATTCAATATATCACTTGCTGTTGAATTAGATAAACCTGTTTGTCTTGCAATTGTACTAGTTAGATCAAAAACTTGTTCTACAGGAATATTTGGATTATTAATTATTTTATTAAATGCTTTAGTTATTTTATCCGATGCCGTATCTAATTTAGGTATATTAAATTTTTTATAATTTTCAAAATCAGTTTGTGCAACTTTTTTAGGTAAGCCAACGGTTTCTCTTAGAGACTGCATCTCTATAAAACCAAGATTGTTATTTGATTCTTCAATTAATGTTTTTAATCTATTATATTTTTCTGCTTGAGATGAAAATAATTGTTCTCTTTGTCCACCTAATCCTTTTTCTTTTTTAATTCTTTTAACTGTACCGATGTTTACATCTTTGTATTCTGGTATTTCATTTATTTTTTGTAGTACTTGATTATTAGATAAATTTTCTTTGAACAATTCTTCGACCTTTTGATCCAATCCAGGTATATCAACTTTAGGTCTACCATACCCTTCTCGTGTGCCAAGGTCTTCACCAGTAATTACGCCACCACCAATAGCACGATTAATTCTAGAAGTATCTAAATCAGATGGGACCATCTCCATCTCTTTTAATTTTTTTTCAATTAATTGACGACCAAAATCTTCATCAATATATTTTGATCGCATGTAAGATTTAATACGGTTGACATAATCTTCTGCATCGTAATTTTTAGTTACAACATTCTCATTAACTTCAGCATTAAATAATCCTGGAGATTTAATTTCAGCTTCTTCTCGTGTTAGGAATTCAGATGTAGGTTTTTTAGGAGGCCTAATGAGATTGGCTTTAGCTAATTTAAATTTGCCTATCTCCATTACATCCCCATTAAATACGATAAGCCACCTGCTGCTTGTTTAGTTCTATCTGTGTTTTTAGAAAATACATCTACTATTTCATCCAAAGACATTCCTTTTTTAGTCATTTCAAAAGCTTGATCTATCATTGCAATAGCTTCTGCTTGTCTTTGTGGGTCTGGGTCAGATGCAATTTTTCTTGCAACATCTAAATTTAATCCTGGATATTTTTTCATAAGTTCTAAACTTTTAGCAGTTATTGGTGCACCCACTCCTGATAATTCATCTAGTTCTTTTTTCATCTCTGGAGTTACACCATAAGCTTCATCAACATCGTCTAACATTTTTTTAACCCCTACAGCATCTTTAGTAACATTAATTTCATCTAAATCATTTAAACCTTTTTCAATGTCAACTTCTTCATCAAAATTTACAGCAAATTCATCTGCTGGAACATCTCTTTCAAAAATATGATCGTTGGTTTCATCAAATATTGTTTTAATTTCAGTATCTGATAAATTTTCGTACTTACCTCTTTTAGCAACAACTTCATTTACTTCTTTCATTGCATCTATAGGATTTAGTTTTTTTATTTGTTTGATGATGTTTAATATTTTTTTTGTACCACCTAGTTTATATTGAAGTCTTTGGATTCCACCCATTGAATTTGGTTCTCTATCTGTCGGATCAAAATCTTTTATTTGTTTTTCTTGATCAACTTCTCTTTTAATTTGTTCTAATTCTTCATCCGATATTCCTTTTCGTGCATCAGGATTTCTTTTAATATTAAACAAACCTTCCTGTTCTAAAATCTCATCTATACTTTTTAATGATCTACCCATTCGCTGAAGTTCAATCATTTCTTCTGCAACATTTTTAACATCAATTAATACATCTCCTCCAAACTCTTTTACAAACACCTCTATTGGATCTACTTTATCGGGTACTTGAATTCCTGCTCTATCTAAAATTTTTCTAGCAGAGGTTCTAGTTAACCCTGTTACAAGATCCATGCCAGGTTGTTTCATTTGTTTTAAAGTCTCAACACCTGTTTCTAATCTTTCCATTAGTGGAGATGTATCCGGTTTAGGTTTGTACATAGCCTCAATATCTTTTTGAATCTCTGCCATTCTATTAGCAGCTCCTTCAAGTCTTTTACCTGATGCTTCTATTTCACCCATGATCCCTGGTGCCTGACTCGTTGTTTCTTTTTTAGGAGCATTTTTAATTGAAGTAATACCACCTTCACCTGGTTTGGGTGCAGGTTTACCTGGTTTGAATACTTGTTCTATTTGTCTTTTTAATAAATCATTAATTTCACCAAACTCACGTTTTGCAAAGTCATAGGCTTCGTCAACAGATTTAATCACACCGGAATTTTTTAAACTTCTAAGAGATTTTAAAAATTGAAGTACTGCGTTCATTAATAATAAGTCCTTTGTTTTTGTGGCAATGGTTCATCCTTATAATCTTCAGGATGTTGAATTAAACCACCTTGTCTAAACCGCATTACCGCTTGTGTCATTGAGTCTACCAAGTCATCATGATCTCCATATGGAAACGCTGCACATTCTTCAATTACTTCCTGTGCAAACTCCATTTCCTTAGGAGCATAAATACGTCCTGACTCAAACAACGGCGAAACGCTGTTTACCCTCGTATGTTTATCGTTACCTTTAGAGGGTGAGAAATTTATAACAGGAATCCCAAGTTTCCGCAACTCATAAGTTAATGGAAGACCAGAAGCTTTAGATTCAATAATGACTGTTTCCGGATTCCAGTAGCCGTACTGATCCATCGCGATCCGACGTAGTTCAGGGAATTCGTATCTTCCTTTAATTGCATCGAGTAATATTAAACATTGACCACTATCTTCAGTAGGTGTGAAGACTCCCCAAGTGGTAATAGCAGAATAATCGGCTGATTCTTTTTTCATAAATGCGGTATCATAAGATTGTATAACATGTTGTATTGGTGGAATATCTCCTTCCCAATCTTGCCACCATTCTCGTTTAATCAATGCTCCTTCTTCACCAGTTGGGTTTTGCATGTACTGTGCATTCCATTTTGAAAGTGGAATAGAAGCTCTAACTGATTCTAAATCTTTTATGTTCCAATATTCAGGCCACAGGGGTTTACCTGATGGTAATATTGCTGGGAACTCAATTACTTCCCATTGATCTGCTTTAGGTTCTTTTTGTGATTTGATTAATCTTCCTGCTAAATCTTTTTCATTCCATCTTGTCATAACGATGACAATTGTTCCACCAGGTTGAAGACGTTGCCTAGGTCCTGATGTATACCATTCATAAGTTCTATCTAATGCTTGTGCATTCATTGCATCTTGTTCAGTGTGCGGGTCGTCAATAATTAATAGATCAGCACCCCGTCCAGTAATTGCAGAGCCAACACCAGCAGCATAATATTCTCCACCTTGTTGAGTTTCCCATTTACCAGCAGCTTGAGAATCTTCTTTTAGTCTTGTTTGAAATACTTCTTTGTACTCAGGTGAATCCATAAGTTGTTTTGCTTTACGACCAAATCGTACAGAGAGTTCTGTAGTGTTAGTAGATTGAATAATTTTTAATTTAGGATTTCTACCAACCATCCATGCAGGTAGTAAGTAAGATGCAAACTCAGACTTAGTATGTCTAGGTGCCATGTTAATAATAACACGTTTTGTTTTACCTAATGCAATCTCATTAAATTTTTTAGCAACTTTTTTGTGATGGGAACCTTCAATAAAATCTGGCCAAACATGTTTAACAAAAGCCATGAAGTCATTTCTAATTTCAGATTCTCTTTTCTTATCTTTCCACTTAGCCATTACTAAGGCTAGTTCTCGTTTTACATCAGGTGGTAATTTCTCAAACTTTTTTAACTTATCTATATCCATAAAGGCTTTCCAAAAAATTTTCTAAAAAATTTTTTCATATGTGTTTTAAACCCCGAAAAGTATTTTACAGCTTTAAATGTATAAAACTCAGCAAAATGTCGCACCTCAGGGACCCCTTTTTGTTTATGTATAATTGATTAATTAAAAAATTGCAAATTTCCAATGGGCCCTGGTACCTCTATCGAG